GTCATATACTTAACTTCAACTTCACCTTTTGTCAAGGGATGTCCTTCTGGATAAAAATGTCCTTTTGAAGGCAAAGGTACAATTTCACTTGGAAATTTAGGCTTTTCTTTCTTTGCCATAATTTCTCCTTAATCTATATATTTTGATTCATATAAAACTATTATAAAACTTCTTTTTAATAAGTATCTACTTACAAGTAAAAACCATCAATAAATAAAAAGGGGAAGTCCACCACAAACTTCCCCCTATCCACCAATAAACTATTTTAGAATTGTAGTATAGCGTAATCGTAACGTAGACTCAATGTAATTTCGGCTGGGTCACTCGCAGACCAATCCAAATCATTGAAAGCCGCTGAAACAATGAATGCACCTTTAAGAGTCCATTCTTCTATTTTATCACCAACTGGCCCTAACATATTGATTGTGATATCCTTTTTATAGAAATCAGAATATCCATCACGTCCAGTTACAGACTCTTTGTGTAGTCTTACCCATTCCATTACAGCTTGAGCACCACTTGGTACTACAGGGTCATATAAGGTAATTTCAATTGGCTCCCACGAACCTTTACCTTTAACATATCTTTTTACATTTATATGATTAAGTTCAACTTCTTCAAACGTTATACTTGGTCTGTTTGCAGTTTTAATCAAATAAGATGGTATACCTTCAACATATAATATATAACGGTTCTTCGTTTTCGGTTCAAACGGAGTGAACATTATTTCTGAAGGGTCGAGTAATTCAGCCATTTTCTTATCTCCAAATTATTAATTAATTTTTTACTTATATATAAATATCACTAATTCATAAAAGTGATTAACCTATATCTCTATAATATCAATAATAAATATCACACAAACAAAAAACCCACCGATAGGTGGGTTTTAAGTTTAAACTGACACGTTTAATTACTCTGGAAATGTAGCTCCTGTTGGGAGTACAACGAAATCCAGAACAATAAATTCTGCAGTCCTCGTAGGTTGAATATAGATTTGTCCAACAAGACGATTTCTATCAACGACATCTGATGTGTTGTTAGTTTCGTCCATGACAACTCTAAATGCACTCAAACCACTATTAGCTTGTACTGAATCTAAGAACGGATTGACAATATTCAAGAAACGATTCCTTGTTCCAGCAGTATTCTGTTCGAACAATAGGTATCTTGAAGATGAAGCAATAAATTTCTTCAATCTAATTAACAATCTACGTACATTGACTCTATCCAATGCGGATGGTTTAGCTTGTAGTGTTTTCTGACCCCATACACAAACACCTTGACCTGGGAATGAAGCAATAGGATTAACCCTATCTTCATAAAGGTCGTCACGTTCTGCATGAGTTAGTCTGGTTTCAGCTTCGAGAACGGAAGTTAATCCACCTCTATTCAAACCAGCAGGTGCGAACCATTCGTGAGCTACTTGGTCGGTATATGCAATAACACCAGGTAGAACAACCGAAGGCGGAACCCATACTGGTAACGAAGTACCAGAATCTACAATCTTAACCCAAGGATAATATACAGCTGCATAGTTAGTATCTAATGCAGATATACGATTTGTTATAGTAGAGATACTCTCACCATGTATGGAAGCATCCATTACATAAAAAGCATCACCACGTTCTTCACACATATTCATAGCTCTTGAAGTAACTTTACTATGTAGACCATGTACAAGACCTGGTGTTACAAGTAAGTTAATATCGAACTCATCTGGGTTACTTACAGCATTAACAGCTTTCTTGTAAACTGTAGTTCCCATTGATGTAGCTGAAGAACAATCGAATCCCATAACATTAGCTGAAGTAATATTAGCTCCAGTCTTTTTCAATGTAGCTGGATTCATTCCATCAAATCCGCCTTGAAAAGGTAGTGCAAATTTACGTTGACTAATATGTGAACCAGTCAATGTAATTTTAGCAGAACCAGTAGCATATCCATTAGCAAGTGAAGCAGAATTATGACCACTCATATTCTCCAAGGACATCGTAGCGTTATTACCAGTTCCAGCACCTGTTGGTACTGGTGCTAAGTAAGAAACGTTATCGTGAGCTTTAACATTATTGTTATATGTGTAATAATAGTTAAAGTCAAATCCATAAGGAATAGTTGTATCAAATTCTTCAGTTTCACTTGTTTGTGATGTTACCAATTTAGCCGCGTCAACAATAGTAGTACCAGGTACTGTATTTGATAACGCTGAGTGGCCCATTGGAACAACAGTCTTAGGTGCAAACTCAAGGTCTGAATAATCACTAATGTAGATATGGTTAGACATATTTGGCCAATCACCATTGTAGGTAAGTTTACCATTTGTGTCTATTGTTACATATCTATCACCAATTACTCTTGGTAGGTAGTTAGTACTTGACTTATCAAAATTCAAGTTATGCCATGATTCAAGTAATGAACCATCATCTACTTTATGTACTGCAAGTGAAAATGAACCATAATCTGAACCAGCAATACTACCAGCCGCTTTCACATTAGAAATAACAACATAATTGTCATCATTTACATTAGAACCATGTGAACGAGTATTAACTTTAAATAGATTAAATCTAGCACTATTAATCATCTGTGATTGAACAGTAGGTGTCGAAGCATTACTATAGTTTGTACTTGAAAAATCTAAAGTAGCTACAGACGCAGAAATGTGTTCTGTACCTGCCCATGCAACAGTTGATTGTGCATTTTTAAAGTTTTTATATAAGTAAACTGGAACGGAAGTACCACCAGCACCCGTAGAAGTTTGTGCATCATAGCTAAATAAATTCTCTATGTAATTAGCACTACTTGTATTAAACGATACATTTACAGAATACGCAGAAACATCACTACCAGAAATTGATAGTGCTGAATCAGTTGTATTTATATCTCCACCAGTTATTGTTGTACCTGATAAATCACCTGTACCACTAACACCACCAGCGGATGGTGCGAGATAAGCAAGTGAATGTGAGACACCAGTAGCGGCGTCAGCACCAGATACGGCATATAAATGTATTACATCATTTGAATATCCGTCTTCTCCGAGAACTCTAACGATAGTAACCGTACCAGCACTCCGTAGATATTGTTCTACGGTATAAGGTGTATAAAAATCTTTCGTGACATCACCAAAAATATCCACAAACTCATTGAAATTTCGAACAATAGTCGGAACAAAAGCAGGCCCCTTAACGGTTGGCCCAATAATTGCCGCTCCTATTTCACCAATAGCTTGTGGAAGAAATGAAAGGTCTTTTTCACGAGTAAATACACCAGGACTGACGATTCTCTCTGCCATTATATTTCTCCTAATTAATTAGTTTTAATTTTACGCATGCGAATATATAACATATTCCTATATAAATAGTCTGCTTAAATCTGAAACGATTGTTAGTTACTTAATTGGTTCGGTTGGTTTATCTTGTTCTACGGGTGTAAATTTACCAGTAGTTGGGTCTAATGAACCAGGCCCATACTTTTTATTAAGTTGGTCAACAAGATTTTTTTCAGTTGCTTGAATATTAACATAATCAACTTCCATTTGAGTTTGTCTATCATCTAAAGTTTTCAATTGTTGTTCTAATAGAATCTTTTGAACTTTTAATTGTCCAAACTCAATAGTCTTATTTTGATATGCTTGTTGTAACTCTTGTAATTGTTTCATTTCCTCTGCAGAAAATTGTATCGTGTCTGCCATTTATATTCTCCTTATAACATTTAGATAACTAAATATAAATATCTTATATAACTCCTAAACGAGTTATTTATTTTCTAATTCTGTTACTCTTTCTTCTAATTCTTTAACAGCGTTAACTAATATCGGTATAACTTGTGATAAATTAAGACCTAAGAAACCTTCTCTATCAGTAAAAGTTATACCATGAGCATCTGAAGAAGTAACTTCTTGAGCGATAAATCCATAGTATGTTTTAGTATCAAGTGCATTATTTCTTGCATTACCTTCATCTGGTGTTTTCCATTTATATGTAACACCACGTAATCCTTTAATAGTATCAAGTGATTGTGATATTTCGAAAATATCTTTCTTTAGTCTTTCATCAGAAGAATGTAATTGTAATTTACCATTTTTATCCGCACCAACATCAATAGCAGCACCAGTAGATAATGTACTAACATATACACCAAGTGTAGCACTCATACTAATTTGTTGATTAGTATCATTTACTTCTATATGTGTACCATTACCATATCCTACCCAATCGTCATCACCAATGAATATAGTTCCCTCAGATTGTAATCTTGCGACCTCGTTAACATCATCAACAGATAAATAAGTACCAAGTGAGAATCCCTTTGCATCACCGATACTACCAACACCAACTGTAGATAATTCTATATTACCAACTGTATCAGACATACTAATGTATGTACTATTACCACTTCTTGCAAAATCACCAATTCTAAGTCCAGCCGAAGTGTCATAAGTAAATGTAGCTTCAGCTGTACCAGTTCCATCTCCATCCGAAGTTATAACTCTATTATTAGCATCTGTAGCTAATGATATTACACCACTTGAACCACTACTTCCACTTGTTCCACCTGCACCAGTTGAACCTGTGTTACCTTGGTCTCCTTGAGCACCAACATCACCTTGGTTACCTTGGTTACCTTGGTATCCTTGGTCTCCTTGGTCACCTTGGTCTCCTTGATGTCCTTGGTCTCCTTGATGTCCTTGGTCTCCTTGGTCTCCTTTGGCACCAGTTGAACCTGAAGAACCACTTGTTCCACTTACAGTTGTACCACTTGAACCACTACTTCCACTTGAACCACTTGTTCCAGAAGTTCCACTACTTCCACTTGAACCAGATGAACCTGAAGAACCACTTGTTCCAGAAGAACCACTACTTCCACTTGAACCACTTGTTCCAGAAGAACCACTACTTCCACTTGAACCACTTGAACCTGAACTTCCACTCGAACCACTTGAACCACTACTTCCACTTGTTCCACCTGCACCAGTAGCACCTATGTCTCCTTGGTCTCCTTTGGCACCAACATCACCTTGGTTACCTTGGTTACCTTGGTATCCTTGGTCTCCTTGGTCACCTTGGTCACCTTGATAGCCTTGGTCTCCTTGATGTCCTTGGTATCCTTGGTCTCCTTGAGCACCAGATGAACCTGAAGAACCACTTGTTCCACTATTTCCACTTGAACCAGAACTTCCACTTGTTCCACTTACAGTTGTACCACTTGAACCACTTGAACCACTTGAACCTGAAGAACCACTACTTCCACTTGTTCCACTTACGGTTACACCACTTGAACCACTTGAACCAGAACTACCAGAAGAACCAGAACTTCCACTTGTTCCACTATTTCCACTTGAACCAGATGAACCAGAACTACCAGAAGAACCTGAAGAACCACTACTTCCACTTGTTCCACTTGCACCAGTAGCACCTGTGTCTCCTTGGTCTCCTTTGGCACCAGTTGAACCAGTAGAACCTGTGTTACCTTGGTCACCTTGATAGCCTTGGTCTCCTTGATGTCCTTGGTCTCCTTGAGCACCAGTAGCACCAACATCGCCTTGGTCTCCTTGAGCACCAGTAGCACCAGTATCTCCGTCTACACCACTTGAACCACTACTTCCACTTGTTCCACTTGAACCACTCGTTCCACTACTTCCACTTGAACCAGATGAACCTGAAGAACCACTTGTTCCATCCGTTCCACTTGAACCACTCGTACCTGAGCTTCCACTTGAACCACTTGAACCACTTGTTCCATCAGTTCCAGAACTTCCACTTGTACCACTTGAACCAGAACTTCCACTTGAACCACTTGAACCAGATGAACCTGAAGAACCACTTGTTCCAGAACTTCCACTTGAACCACTTGTTCCAGAACTTCCACTTGTACCACTTGAACCTGAACTTCCACTCGAACCACTTGAACCACTTGTTCCATCAGTTCCACTTGAACCTGAAGAACCAGAAGAACCAGAAGAACCACTTGTTCCATCAGTTCCACTTGAACCACTCGTACCTGAGCTTCCACTTGTACCAGAAGAACCAGAAGAACCACTGCTTCCACTTGTTCCATCTGTACCAGAAGAACCACTTGTTCCACTTGAACCAGAAGAACCAGAAGAACCACTGCTTCCACTACTTCCACTTGTTCCATCAGTACCTGACGTTCCAGAATCACCTTTATCACCAGTTCTAGCAAAAGTAATTACAACGTCCTCTCCTCCGCTAAATGGATTAGAAGCTGATGAATCTACAGGACTTACTGTAACATCAAAGTAACCAGTAAGGTCTGATAAACTTGAAATTGTCCACAATATAAATTGAGAAGTATCAGTTTTATTTGAAATCTTTACATGACCTTTTATAGTAGATGTTGAATCATCAATAGTTTGTAAGTAAGATGATATGTCATTAGCATTCTCATCAGTATCACAAATGTATATACCCGTAGACGCATTTTGTGTAGCATTATCTAATCTTAAATCACCAGCACCTGGATTTGCGTTTGTAGTATTTGATTCAAAGGTATAGTAGAATGAAGCTCCACCGAAATTTCCGTCTACACCACTTGAACCAGATGTTCCACTTGAACCACTTGTTCCACTTGAACCAGATGTACCACTTGAACCACTTGAACCAGAAGAACCACTTGAACCACTACTTCCACTTGAACCTGATGAACCAGAAGTTCCACTTGAACCAGATGTACCACTTGAACCACTTGAACCAGAACTTCCACTTGTTCCATCAGTACCACTCGAACCACTACTTCCACTTGAACCACTTGAACCAGAAGAACCACTTGTTCCGTCTGTACCACTTGAACCAGAAGAACCACTTGAACCACTGGAACCAGAACTTCCACTTGTGCCACTTACACCAGATGAACCAGAACTTCCAGAAGAACCACTTGAACCACTTGTTCCATCAGTTCCAGATGTACCATCCGTTCCACTTGAACCACTGGAACCAGAACTTCCACTTGTTCCACTTGTACCAGAAGAACCAGAACTTCCAGAAGAACCACTACTTCCACTTGTTCCGTCTGTACCACTTGTTCCACTTGAACCAGAACTACCAGAAGAACCACTTGTTCCGTCTACACCAGAAGTTCCATCAGTTCCACTTGAACCACTTGTTCCAGAAGAACCACTTGAACCACTTGTTCCAGAAGAACCAGAAGAACCACTTGTTCCATCTACACCACTTGTTCCGTCTGTACCAGAACTTCCAGAAGAACCACTTGAACCACTTGTTCCGTCTGTACCACTTGTTCCACTTGAACCACTTGAACCAGAACTTCCACTTGTTCCATCAGTACCACTCGAACCACTTGTTCCAGAAGAACCACTACTTCCACTTGAACCAGATGTACCACTCGAACCACTTGTTCCAGCAACACCTGGAGCTCCTTCTAAATTTATTTCCCACGAAGTATATGTACCACTACCAGTATGAGATGTAGAATCAACACTAAAACTTCCATTACCACTATTATACGCCGTTACTTCACCAACAAATTTATTACTATTATCATACGCTATCAGTGCAGATTGACCAGTAGTCCATGATAATCCAGTACCAATTGTTATTGTTACCGAAGTTGGATGTGATGTTGGTATTGTAGTACTCGTAGAAGACGTTGTAGAGAATTTATCAGATACACCACTTGTTCCGTCTGTACCAGAACTTCCAGAAGAACCACTTGAACCAGATGAACCAGATGAACCACTTGTTCCATCCGTTCCACTTGAACCACTTGTTCCAGAAGAACCACTACTTCCACTTGAACCACTTGAACCAGATGAACCAGAAGTTCCACTACTTCCACTTGAACCACTTGTTCCATCAGTTCCAGATGTACCATCTGTACCAGAAGTTCCATCAGTACCACTTGACCCAGAAGAACCACTTGTTCCATCAGTACCACTTGTTCCACTCGAACCACTTGACCCAGAAGAACCACTTGTTCCATCAGTACCACTTGTTCCACTTGAACCAGAAGAACCACTGCTTCCACTTGTACCATCAGTTCCACTTGAACCAGAACTACCAGAAGAACCTGACGAACCACTTGTTCCATCTTCTCCTTTATCACCAGTTCTAGCGAAAGTTACGAGTATATCATCTCCATCTGCAAAAGGTGTAGCTTCATTCGAATCCACAACAGATATTGTAATATCAAAATAACCAGTTTCTTCTGATAAAGATGATATTGTAGCTAATATAAATTTACTTGTATCAAATTTTTTCGATATTTTTACATGACCTTTTATAGTACTTGTGGAATCATCTATTGTACGTAGATAACTTTGAATATCCGTACCATCTATATCATTATCATCTATATAGATTCCTGTAGCACTATTTTGTGTAGCATTATCTAATCTTAACTTACCGCTACCAGGGTCGGAATTAGTTGTAGTAGTACTAAAGTCATATAGAAAACTTGCTCCACCAAAGTTTCCATCTTGTCCACTTGAACCAGAAGAACCACTTGAACCTGACGAACCACTACTTCCACTTGTTCCATCAGTTCCACTTGAACCAGAAGAACCACTTGACCCAGATGAACCAGAAGAGCCACTTGTTCCGTCTGTACCACTTGTTCCATCAGTACCACTTGTTCCACTTGAACCACTTGAACCAGAAGAACCACTTGTTCCGTCTGTACCACTCGAACCAGATGTTCCGCTCGAACCACTTGAACCTGACGAACCAGATGTTCCATCCGTTCCACTCGAACCACTTGTTCCACTTGAACCACTTGAACCAGAAGAACCACTTGTACCACTGGAACCAGAAGAACCACTTGTTCCACTTGTTCCGTCTGTTCCACTACTTCCACTTGAACCTGACGAACCACTACTTCCACTTGTTCCATCAGTTCCAGATGTACCATCTGTACCAGAAGAACCACTACTTCCACTTGAACCACTTGAACCACTCGTTCCATCAGTTCCAGAACTTCCACTTGAACCACTTGTTCCATCAGTTCCAGATGTACCATCTGTACCACTTGAACCTGAAGAACCACTACTTCCACTTGTTCCATCAGTTCCAGATGTTCCACTACTTCCACTTGAACCACTTGAACCACTCGTTCCATCAGTTCCAGAACTTCCACTTGAACCACTTGTTCCGTCTGTACCACTTGAACCAGAAGAACCAGAACTTCCACTTGTTCCTGCAGGCCCCTCAACACCACCAAGATTAAATTCCCACGATGCATATGTACCACTACCAGTATTAGATGTAGAAGCTAATTCTATTACACCTGTACCACTATTATATGAATTTACTGTACCTTGAAATTTGTTACTATTATCTTTTGCTACAAGAGCTGTTTGACCAATCGTCCATTGTAGACCAGTTCCTATAGTTAATGTGACTGTAGTTGGGTGTGATGTTGGTATAGCCGTACTTGTTGAAGATGTAGTTTCGTACGCATCACCAGTTAATCCACTTGAACCACTTGAACCACTGCTTCCACTTGAACCTGACGAACCACTGCTTCCACTTGTACCATCTGTTCCACTTGTTCCGTCTGTTCCACTTGTTCCATCTGTTCCAGAACTTCCACTTGAGCCACTTGAACCACTTGTGCCACTTGAACCAGAAGAACCAGATGTACCATCAGTTCCACTTGTTCCATCAGTTCCACTTGTTCCATCAGTTCCACTCGAACCACTTGACCCAGAAGAACCACTTGTTCCATCTGTTCCACTTGAACCACTTGAACCACTTGAACCAGAAGAACCACTTGTTCCATCTGTTCCACTTGAACCAGAACTTCCAGAAGAACCACTTGTACCATCAGTTCCATCAGTTCCACTTGTTCCAGCGGCACCTGTATCACCTTTATCACCAGTTCTAGCAAAGGTTACAATTAAATCATCATCATTTGCGAATGGTGAAGCAGTATTACCAGATACATGAGCAACAGTAACTTGAAAATAACCAGTTTCTTCTGATAAAGCTGATATAGTAAATAATAAAAATACATCAGTATTAAATTTTTTCGATATTTTTACATGACCTTTTATAGTAGATGTACTATCATCTATTGTACGTAGATAACTTTGAATATCTGTAGAATCTTTGTCACTATCATCTATCGCGATTATGGTAGCAGAAGATTGTGTAGAATGATTAAGTCTTAACGCACCAGTTCCAGGGTCTTGCATCGTAGTAGCTGTAGCAAAATCATATTCAAATGAAGCACCACCAAAGTTTCCATCTTGTCCACTTGAACCAGAAGAACCACTTGTTCCATCAGTTCCACTTGTTCCATCAGTTCCACTACTTCCACTTGAACCTGACGAACCACTTGAACCACTTGACCCAGAAGAACCACTTGTTCCGTCTGTTCCACTTGAACCACTTGAACCACTTGAACCTGAAGAACCACTACTTCCACTTGTTCCATCTGTTCCACTTGAACCAGAAGAACCACTTGTTCCATCAGTTCCACTTGAACCTGAAGAACCAGAAGAACCAGAAGAACCACTTGTTCCATCTGTACCACTTGTTCCGTCTGTTCCAGAACTTCCACTTGAACCACTTGAACCACTTGTTCCGTCTGTACCACTTGAACCACTTGTTCCACTTGAACCTGAAGAACCAGAAGAACCACTACTTCCACTTGTTCCATCAGTTCCAGATGTACCATCGTCACCAGCTACACCTTCTAAATTTACAGACCATGACGCAATAGTACCAGTACCAGTATTAGATATACTTTCACCAACCATTACTCCAGTACCAGAATTGTAACTGGTAACATCCATTAAAAATTGTTTTGTTGCATCACCCGTTTTAGCTACAAGAGCATTTTGACCAGTACTCCAAGCTAAACCTGTACCAACCGTTATTGTTACTGTAGTTGGATGTGATGTTGGTATTGCTATACTTGTACTCGATGTTGTTACAAAAGTATCAGAAATACCACTGGTACCATCAGTTCCATCTGTTCCACTTGTTCCAGAAGAACCACTACTTCCACTTGAACCACTTGAACCTGATGAACCAGAAGTTCCACTTGACCCAGAAGAACCACTTGTTCCATCAGTTCCAGATGTACCATCCGTTCCACTTGAACCACTGGAACCAGAAGAACCACTTGTTCCAGAAGAACCACTACTTCCACTTGAACCACTTGAACCACTTGAACCTGACGTTCCATCTGTACCAGAAGTTCCATCAGTTCCACTCGAACCACTTGAACCACTTGTTCCATCAGTTCCACTCGAACCACTTGTTCCACTTGTTCCGTCTGTACCAGAACTTCCAGAAGACCCAGAAGAACCACTTGTTCCATCTACACCACTTGTTCCATCTGTACCACTTGAACCACTTGTTCCATCAGTTCCACTTGACCCAGAACTGCCAGAAGTTCCATCAATTCCACTTGAGCCTGACGAGCCAGAACTTCCACTTGTTCCGTCTGTTCCAGACGTACCATCAGTTCCAGATGTACCATCTGTACCACTTGAACCAGAAGAACCACTTGAGCCAGATGAACCTGACGAACCACTTGAACCAGAACTTCCACTTGTTCCAGATAACGCGGCTATCGCATCTTCGTCTATTTGCTTTTTTTCTAATAATGCCATATTTTATTCCAAATCTTAACTATAAATATCTAAACATTAAATTTACCATGTGCAACTATCTCATCATCTGCATCAAATTCCATCTCTAAACTACTACTATCTATGTATAACTTAAAATTTGAATCTTCTTGTCTTATTGTACAAGCATAATGTTCAATATATTGACCATTGATAAAAAATATAAAATCTTGTAAATTTGTCTGTTCCATTCCACTTGGTGCAGACGCCGTAACCGCTGTAAATGACGCGGTTGATGGAGCAGTAACCAAATTAGCTTGATATGTACCCTTTGTTCTAATATAATGAAATAAAGACTCGGATACATATGTCATTGATACTGCCGCACTTCCAGTTGTAGGTGTACCTGGTAAACCAAGTGGTTCACCACCTTCAAAAGTTAAATTAGCATCTGTTAACATAGTAGAAGAAGACATATTAGTTTGTGTAGCTCCAAGAAACTCAGAACCTGTAGCTCCACCTATTGTTTGTAACGTACCAGTTCCATTATCAACCATCCACTTCACTTCTGATTCATTCCATAATATTCTAGCATCAGTTGCACCATTACGACCAACTTTCAATCCAGCATCAGCTCCGGCTAACGCTGTAGAACCACTATAATTTAAATCAAGTATTGGGTCTTCTACTCTAAAAGTTTCTGTGTTTTGTATTGATTGACTTCCCTCAACAATCAAATCACCATAAATTTTAACACTACCACTATCATAACCATCTACGAGTAACTGTATAGCTGGGTCTTCTAATGAATTTTTAATTATATTATTATATAATTTAACATATCCTGCTGATAATGTATTTCCAGTACCAACATCTAAACTACCAGTTCCAAGTAGGTTCAGACCAACCTGGCCCCATTGTAATGTTGGTAATCCAGTATCAGAACTTGTTAATTCTGATGATTGTAAAATCCTACTTTGTGAAGTAGGTGGTTTTAATTGTCGTAACGGGTCTATGAGTGGCATCTAACTTGTCTCCTGTTGATATTTTAGAGAAATTGTATCTTCGTCATTTAAATCTATTCCTAACAATACTCTATCTCCAGCTATTTTATTGGTATCTTCAACGTATAGCTTTTTAATTCTTATTTTCTTATAAGTAGAATCTAAATAAGCTTCTACTTTATTTGTGTTACTTTGGTCTGTAGAACCAGACATAGTTCTCAAATCATATCCATTAACTCTGACCTTCAAAGTTCCACTTTTAATTTTTCTTTTATCACCTAATTGAGTTGGATGAAATTCTTGATATTCAGAAGTAGATGATGTCATATGTTGTAATCCAAAATTTTCTTGAATTGTCCACATACTATCTACAAACTCACGACTACAAATATCGGTAGAATACTCTGGACTTCCCTTAACAAGATTCATACTAAATCCATTCTCTCTACCAGCGTTATCATGAAATTTTAAAACATCAGAACCAAACGTAGATTCGGAAATTGGTGTTAAAAAATCACGCGTTGTTCCTATATATCCTTCTACTTGTCTAATAGCTCCATTACGTATTCCAGCCATTTAAATCTTCTCCTGTTGATAAGATATATTTACCAAATCGCCACTATCAAGATTCATTCCATTTCCATTAGTATATAATTTTCTAACACATACTTGTGTTGCTGAAGCACTCATATAAAAATCAATACCACCACTATTTATTTGGTCTGTATTTGATATCATATTAACTCCATTGACATTACACTCTATCGTACCATTTTTAATTTTATATCCACTATCTATAGTTACATTAAAAACTTGAGAATTAGTAGATGCATCTATTGATGATGAACCATTACCATTGAAATGATTTTGTACTCTATAGTAGTTTGTACCAACATAATTCAAATTTACCAAATCACTACCACTTACTTGCGAGCCATCACCTCTCATAATAAATATCGTAGTTCCACCAAAAGTATTAGTAAATTCCAAATCTGTAGCTTGGTTTCCAGTTTGTGTTTCAGCTATTCGTATAAAATCAGATACTCCGCCGAGTTGTTTATTAATTGACATTAAATTCTCCTACTCGATGACTTCTGTCATTGTCACTGCTTTTGGTGTAAAATATTTTCTTGTTAGTATAGCTTTATTAATACTATCTGGTACTAAATATCCTTTAACAGTTAAACTAAAGGTACTTCTAACAATTCTTTCTCTATCTGCTAATTCTGTAGCATCCTCGTATGAGTCTATATTGACCCTAAATTTAAACTTTCCTGGTTCTCCCCAATATGAACCTTCAGACCAGTTAACCTTTTCTATTATTTCATTCATATGTTCAGTATAACTTGTCCATACAATAACATCATATGTCAATATCATATAATCAGGCATCGCAACTGAATGGTATTGTCTTGCTGGTTTAAGTCCATGTACTACTGAAAATTTATCATACCTATTTTCTTTACTATATTGTCTTTCGAAGTGATAAAATAATTGTGGATTGTTAGCATCCATTTTATCTACTGCTAAACTATCATCTTTAGTTACACTTGTTCTTTTAAATGTTATTACTGGAAGAATAACTTGTTTTCTATTGTCTCTTATAACACCATCAACTTGAGCTGACTTCCACCTTTCTGCATTTGAATAAAGAACAGGAACTCTAGCTCGTTCTCCATTCTCATCAATAGTAGGTTTTATAACATCGGAAAAATAATACATAATAGCCGCATCAACATCCATCAAACTAACACTTAAATCATTAGCTACATCCTTTTTTCTCGATAATTGTGTACCTCTATTCGCAGTTGGGCCCATACCTCTTTGTTTTTCTTGTACCTTTGGTATCGGTCTAAATCTTCCAGCCATTATATTCTCCTAACCCTTTCAATTTGTAATGTAGATGACCTAATTATATGTGCAGTACAATTAACCGACCAATTTTGGTCATATTGTCCACCTATTAATTGGTTTTCATTAATACCATTAATTTCAAAGTGTGCATAATTCCACTCTACTATATCACCCAATTCTGGAACTAATTTCAAATCTGTCAATGTCTCTCTTAACATAAAAAATGTAGCATCTTGTAATGCATCAGCACCAAATTCATCTAAATTAAAATCTATATCCCCACTTTCAATCATACAAGCAAATTCAACACCAGGTTTGTAAATTTTACCACCAGTAGATTCACCATACAAATTAGTAGACGTATGTTCTGCAGAAACTTTAAAGAGTTTTATTGTTTGATTTATTATACCATCTTTACTTAGACGTAAATCACCAACTAACTCTTTATTAAAAGTTTCAAAAGTCCTTAAATCATTTGCCGAATTAAATCTTCCTGCCATAACTCTATCCTATATAAATACTTAATGGAACTTTTTTCAAAATCTCTTGTGTCGCTTCAGCTTCAGCCGCTTCTTCCTGCATTATCTCATCACCACCAGAAGAATCTAACATTTCTCTTAATTGTTCAACAAGAGTATTCTTTTCATCCGTAGCTTCTGAACGTAAAGTATCACCATCCAATGTTGTTTCCGCACCTGGAATTGGTATAGTACCATATTTACTTCTTATAATTCCCAATAACTCTTTACATAGAGCTAATGTGTATTTTCTAATCCATTGTTTACCTGGGTCGTTAATATCTTTATAAGACATATTATCATATCGAATATTTGAGAAATCAGATTGTACTGCAGTCTGACCACCAGATGTATATTCATCTGTGACTTCATTTGATAATGTTTTCCACCTATCATCTTTTCTGATATATTGAAAATACATCTTAAATGTAGATGTAGGTATTGGAAAAACTCTCAATTTATTATTAATTAATTCAAATGAATATGCCGATTTTCTTATTTGGTCATTAAATTCTATTGCTTGCATCTTTAATATATCAGCATAAACAGGCATTAATGTAAATTGAACACCAGGTGAATATTCACCCCAACCAAATGAATCAATAACATTATCAGTACCTTGTCCAGTTCCAGCATAAGGGTCAAAGTATCTCGAAACAGCTGGTGTAGCTTCATGAAATACTCTTTTAATCTCTATTGGTGAACTACTTTCAGAAACAATTGCCCAACTATCTAAATCGTAAGTTTGTTGACTAGCTGATGTTTCTATATACCCAGTTTTCCAATCAACTGAACCACCAACTCCAACTTCTGCTCCATATGCTTCTGATATAGTTATAGCTCTTCCTAAATCGGATACCACCGTATGTGTAAAATTAGAAGATGTTGGGGCTCCTTGTAATTTAAGAATATTTTCTCTTATATTAAATTGATTTACAATAGAAGAATATTCTGTTACCGCTTCCTCAAAACAAGCATACATTTGTGTACCTTGTAATTCCACGTCCATAATGGGATATCCAAGTCTTTTAGCACACCACTCTGCAGTTTGCACAGAATGAGTTACATAAGTCACATCACTGGTATAAAAACCAAATGGAACATCTGTCGCGTCTGTATATGAACCACTTCCTGGCCATATTGGTTGAGTTGCCATATTGTTCTCCTAATTTAATAAATGTACATTTTATATCAATAATAAATATCTTGCTATAAAAAAAGGGATAATATGTCTATAAAGAATTTTGAAAAAGATTTAAAGCTTCTCTTTTATCTCTTACTTCAATTCCATTAACTTGAAAACTTTTGCGTCCTGAATTATATAGAATATGTGGTATCTCTTTACCAATCATTATTCTATTATCCATATTTTTTTGTGGTGTAACCACTCTTAAATTAGATAAATTAGCATTTTCTCTATTTCTATCAATATGGTCTACTACCATTCCATTAGGTATCTCACCATAAAAGGTTTCTGCAACTAATCTATGAACTGATTCTGTTAGTTGTACACCTTTTTCTAATCTTAGATTTAATCTTGGATATCCACATCTATCTAATCGAGTTCTCATAACTCGTTTAGTTTTAATATTACGCACATTTCCTCTATCAGAAATTTCATATCGTTTAAATTTTGGATGTTGTTTGTATGTTTCCATACATATAAATATAACATAGTACAAAAAAAGGGTAACCAAATAAATGATTACCCCTTTTTATTTCATCAGTTCTAAATACTAACTACGATTAAACGTAATTAACATCAGCAACGATAACTTTACCATAGAACTCAGGTCTTACGATTTTCTTCGCATAACGAGTCATAACACCTTTTCTTGGCGTAAAGTTTGTTGGGTCATAGACCAACGGAGTCATGATAAGTGGTACATACGGAGCGTATACAGCACCAGTTTCTAAGAAATTACTTCCTCTGAAACCAACAAGTATTACGTTCTCGTGCATGTATGGATTCTTGTAGACCGTAAAACGGTTGTTCAATAGTCCAACTTTTTGAACACCCATTGCGAATGAACTATTAGCAGCATTACCATCTGAATCAGATGCATATCCAGGGATAGACTCAATGATAGTAGCAACTTCAGGACTTACGACCATAAAGTTAGCTCCACCACGTAGAGTCTTCTGATGAATAGCATTAGATACAGCTTGTATCTTATTACCGAGAGTCTGGAACCAAGTTCCTTTTACATAAGCTGATGCATTAGCAGATGATTCTGCGAAAAGAGCGGTAGAAGAATTATACTCATATCCTACTCTAGCAGACCAACGTTCTGTTTTAGCATTAGCATTACCCATCAACATATCAAGGATTTCCAAATCAATTTCCATTGAAATGTACTCAGATAACATTGCAGTTAACTCAGCTTCTGCGTCAACAGAATGATAAGCGTTAAGGTCTTGAGCTAACTCAGGAGTCCATACAGCTTTCAATTTACGAGTTTTTGCAACAATCGGAATAGATTTCATTTGGATATCTATTTCTGGAATACCAATATCCGTTGCTGGTTCGGTTGGTGAAGAATCTTCAAAATCACCACGAGTAACATCGGTTGGTGCTTTGTGATACTTCACATAGATATTTCCATCAACTTCGTACGCACCAGAAGTCTTTACAACAAAGTTCCAGTTTGAACCATCCCAACTTGAGTAAGCAGGATAGTAGTCAGCGATAGCCGCGGTTGATGAACCAGAAATTTCAAAAGCTCTAACGCCATCGAAATCTGGATTTGTCATACCATCGTCCGCAAGAGCGACAGTAACTTTTCTCAGGTTATCAAGAGAAGAACTCAAAGATGGTTCGAAATCAACATCACCCCATACAACAGAAGCTGAACTATAGCTTGTTATTGTTGCAACAGATTCGTTGATTGAATATCCAAATTTACCTGCCCCATATAGACCACCAGAAGCGTCAGCATCAGAACCAGAAGTGTTACCATGAACATCTGAGTTTTGAGTGTGACCTGGTTGTGCGGTACCATATTTGAAATCAAGGTAAAAAATAAGTCCTGAAGGAAGGTTCATTGGCTGAACAGATACGAAATCTTGTGCAGCTAATTCACCAAAAATCCTACGTACCAAAGGAAGAGCAACACCACTCCACTCTTCAGAGTTAGCAGTTGTGCTTGTTTTAGAAGACTCATCAATTAACTGACGAGCTTGGTTTTCCAAAAGAGTAGCCATACTCATGACTTTAGTTTCGGAATCTATTCCTTCGAGTAATCCAGTGGGCTCCCACTTTCCTACTAACTTACGAGTTTCCTCTAACCGTTCCTGATATGGATTATAGCCATCCATAAGGCCTTCAATAGATTTTAAATTACTATTTTTAGACATTTAATTTCTCCTAAACGGTTGTTATTAAAGAATTTTAGCTAGTTTCTGAAATCTGTTCTTCAACTCAGAACCTTCAGCCAAAACTTCTTTAGTTTCGGTTTTAGGTTTTGTAGAAGCAACAGCTTTAGAAGCTGAACCTTTGTTCTCATTTACAGATTTTTTAGCAGAAGAACCAAACGATTCAGCTATAGTTGAAAATACCAACTTAACTTCACGTAGATTCTTTGCTCTATCAAACTGCTCAATGACTTTAATTTTCTGTTCATTAGTCATAGAATGATTCCTGAACAACTTGTTAGTAAACAAGAGTTTAGCATTGAGTAGATTGACCTCATTTAATTTAGACCGTAGATACTTAACTACTTCGCGATGTTCTCCAAGTTCAGATTTAAGTTGAGTAATTTCATCCACTTCTTCTTCCTCTTCTTCCTCTTCTTCTTGTAGAGCTTTCAACACTTCTTCAAGGTCAAGTTCCTCTTCCATATCCTCTTCACCCTCTTCATCAGCTGGTGCTTCGGCATCTAAATCTAAATCACCTTCATCATTAGCAGGTTCAGGCATGAACTCAGAATCATCAGCAGCGATGTCAACTGGTGCATCACCAAGGTCAACTTCGTCTTCTTCTTCAGGTGAAGCGAATTCATCTTCCTCTTCCTCTTCAGTCAGGTCTGATTCTAATTCTCTCAGAACTGCTTCAAGGTCAAGGTCGTCATCTTCTTCATCACCTGCTTCTTCTTCATCACCTTCTTCAGCTTCTGGTTCTTCTTCGGCTTCTTCAGCTTCTTCTTCACCAGCTTCTTCAGCTTCTTCTTCTGCACCTTCTTCAGCATCTATTTCAGCTTCATCTTCTACAGCGTCTTCAGCTTCTGCTTCTTCTTCTTCAGCTTCTTCGTCTTCTTCATCATAAAATTCATCATCTTCTAATTCGTCTTCGACTTCATTCTGAATCTTTTGTGAAAGCATTTGATTTAGTCTTGGAGTAAAGGCTTCTTGTAAAGCTACTTTGGCGTTTTCCAACGCGGTCTCACGAACTGCTTTTGCATCTGCGATTGCATTTTTCAAAAGGTCGTCCATTTTAATTCTCCAAATTAAAGGATTCTATTGTTATTTAGGAACAATAATACTGAACTATCTTCAGTACACCATATCAGGACTTACCAGGCATGGTAAAATGGTGTATTTGATTTTTATATAAATATCAGCTAAAAAAGTAAAACGTTCAAACCCCCTTCAGGTTTTTTCCCGTTCCATTCTTAACTTATCATATTTAATTCTAAGTTTTGCCTTAGATTTTTTGAGTCTTTTTATATGAGAAGGCTTCTTATAGAACTCCCTTTCTCTCAATTCGAGTAATAACCCAGACTCTTTTACTTTTTTCTTAAACTTTCGTAGAGCGAACTCTATCTTATTATCTCTTACATCTACCTTTATTGCCATATAAAACCTACTTTTCTTTTTTTAACTAAGTTCGTAATCTCCATAGTCATCTGATAGTTTCATTTTTAGTGCATCAGCTAAATCTTCGAGTGACGTATGAAAATTCTCATCATCATCTGTTCTCATTCCAGCTGTTATTTTAAAACCAACAACGTTTTTACCCTCAATGTCTGCTAACATACCTTGTTTCGTACCATCTAAGTAAAATACCTTACCTTTCATCTTACCAAACTTTTTAAGTTTACTAATTGGTATTTCTTTTCCTAAAAATATATCAGTTGATTCTGATAATTGTGTTTTGAATAATCTTTCGTAATTTTCTTTTAAAAAATGTTTTGTCATTATGAATTTTTCCAGTTTTTATCTACCCAATTAAAGAAATCTTTCTTATCTTCATCACTAAGTTCATCTGGTGAATCAACACCAAACTTCTTCATAGCCGCTTGAAAGAATTTCTGATATGCTTCTTTGTCACCACTCTCTGGTTTATCTAAGTCTTTTACATCAGCTTCACTTAAAGTATTAGAATCCTCTATTTCGTAATATCTACTTAAAATGTTACCCATATCTTCATAAAGAGTTTCCATTCTACGTTGCATTAAATTTGATTCTTTCGCAGCTTTAACAAATTGAGTAGCTAAACCACCAAGTTCTTTCATATTTCGTTTTACCGACACTCTATCAAACCAATCATCAGTTTCATTCATAGTATGAATCTTTGCAGACTCAACAATTTCTGATAGTTTAAGAGCTATGTCTTTTAAATTTGTTTCTCTATAAATATCTTTACCTATATGACCATAATTCTTAACGTCTTCAAGAAAACGATTAACATTAATAGTTGCTTCTGATTCAGACCAAGACTCTGGGTTTCCTTCCTTGACCAAGGACGATAATTTAATACCAGAACCACGAACTTCGTCATTCACCTTAAATGGCTTTCCAGTGACTACACCACCTGCCATAAAAAATTCTTTTAATACTTTCTTTTTCATTGTAAATCCCCTATTTTTTGGGTTGTTCTTTTCCTTCTTCACCCTTTGGGTCAGTACCAACTGACTTGGCTCGTTTTAATCTCTCATCTCTTTTGGCTTGTATATCAGACCGAACATTATTCATCTTATTTTCATCATTATTGAACGCCGCCGTAACAAATTCCCACTTTAATGAGTATTCTTCTTTTCTTATTTCTAAATCTTCTATTAAATTTTGTAATGCAACATAATTTTTATCACCAGCTTTTGTTTGTGATTGTAATGCACCCAATCTTTTTATCTCATCATCTATTGCTTTATTATATGTAGCTTTAGCATTAGATTGGTTATTGATATATGTTGCAGAAACTTTAGTGTATCCAACTCTACCACCAGTTGCACGTCTTTCTTGGTCTTCTTTACCCCTAATAGCCGCTAAACTATCTATATTAGCACTAACAGATTTTGTTTTAGTTTGTTGTTTCTGATATTTGGATTTAGGTACAATAAATTTATCACCACTCAACAAAGCTTGATGTCTCCATCCATCTATATCAGAACTTGTTATTCCTTTCGAAACCTTGGTTGCTAAGTCAAATAAACCTTTATCTTGTTTTCTTTGACCTGTTTCACCACCAGCTACTTTAGAGTAATCTTGAACGGGATGACCACCTTTGGAAACTGGTGCTTCCATAAGTTCACGAATACATTCTTTAATTATTTTTCTAATATCAGTTTGGTTCATTATTTTTTTACCTTTATTTTGATGGTTGCCAGAAGCCGTCTCGCATTGATTCGGCAGGTGGTATATTAGACCACATCCATTCATGGTCTCTTGCTCCTTTAGGTATGGTAGCTTGATAAGTTTGTTTTCCATCGGTAACTTTATCACCTTCTCTCACTTTGATACCTCTTTCCCATTCTTGAGTTCTTCCACCGATAGACCCGGCCGGGTCTTCTCCGACAGACTTAGCTCTCTTCTTTATTGTATCTCTTTTAGATTCTATATTTGTACGAGCGTTATTCATAGCAGTTGTATTACCATTATAAGCCGCTGTCGCGAAATCCCATCTTAATGCATATTCTTCTTTTTTATATCCTAAATCATCAATTAAATTTTGTATAGCTACATAAGTTTTTTCAATTGTCTGACCACCACCTTTTATATAAGCAGCTTGAAGAGTTTGTAGAGCCGTAATCTCAGCATTTATTGCCGAGTTATAAGCACTTTTAGCAGCAGACTTTTGGTTGATGTAAGAAGCACTCACCTTCATTTTAGCACCACCTAATGCGGTTGACCTTCCACCTTGGGATTTTCTTTTAACATCATCAGACGCACGTATTGAAGCTAGATTGTCAAGTGTACCACTAACAGCTTTTTGTTTAGTTCCTCTACCACCTGGAGTTCTTGTACCTTGGTATTTAGATTTTCCGATAATTGCTCTCTTATCAGTTAATGCATCCGTTCTCCAAGCATCAATTTTACCTAAGTTCTGACCTTTTATTATAGACGCTAGTGCAGAAGCTTTAGTAGTTCTAAACGATTTTCTTGACCCAACATTTCCACCTTTCCAACCTCTTTCTGAACCTGCTCTTTCACCAGCATCACCACCTAATGAAGTATAAGACCGTAATGTATATCCACCTTTAGATATTCCACCAGGTAGAGCTGGTGAAGCCCCACCAGCAGATTTGGAACCAGGAGCTTTACCTTTTCCTTCTAAAATTTCACCTATCATTTGTTTTATCATATATTTAAATTGAGATTTTTTCATTTTACTTTCTCCAAAAATTTGTTTATAATTATTATCTGGATTTATATATTTAATTCCAGCTCCACTTTGTTGTGTACTATCAACTTTATGTTTTTTCATCTTTGATGGAACACTTGTCATTCCATTTCCAATTTGTTTTTCAAGAACTTCTTCTTCATAGTCTTCATATACACTCTTAATTCTTTTAGGTTTTATTGCACTACCTTGTACTTTTGCTTTAGCTTTTTCTTCTACTTCATTAGCCAATTTAGCATTTTTGTTTGGGAAGTATCCTCTTCCATCAAACTTATCACCCTTTTTACCAGAAAAACTATTGGCTTCTTTAGAAACTTGAACCAACGTCTTCCATTTTTTAGACTTTTCCATTATATATAAATATTAGATTACTTAAAAAAGTCTTCGTTCATAGTATAAAGTCTTTTGTGTTTGTTTCCAACCACCAACTGTATCACCTTTTCTATTTCTAAAATACCAAATACCAGGTTTGGTTAAATCGTCAACAACTGATTTCCACTTGACTTTTAATTGTTTTAACATCTTTTTAGCATCTTTTAAAGATGGTATATTGATTATAAATTTCTTTGGCATATTCTTATCCATTGGTTTAGACGGGCCTCCACCTCCGAACCAACTTGATGTACCTCTACCCCAAGCTTCAAGAAATAATGGGTCTGGTATCTCCAAAAACTCATAAACAATATTACGAACATCACTTGGAAATCGTGTATCTTGTCCAAAAGATTCAATATTACTTCTAAATACAGTTGCAGAATCACCAGTACCCAAATTTAAAGCATTTATAACAATCTCATCCTTATCTTTATGTAATAAAACTGTATATAAAGAATTATATGTGTGACCACCACCATCATCTCTTTTAAAAAATGTTCTACCAATGACAACATATGATTTATCATAACCAGATTGTTGAATAGTGTTAGATACATCTCCGGCAACACTACCAACAAAGTCACCACCAACTACAGCCCCAGTATCAGCTTCTAATAGTATTTCTTTTACTATCTTTTCTACTTCTGAACGCATCCTTTTGGATATCTCTATAGCTTTTAATTGTTTCAACGCTTTTTCCTTTGAATCATGTGTTCCAAGTCGTTTCCCGCCTTTTTTAGGATAGACTGCCCACTTACTACCAATCTTTTTAATCATTTTCTTTTCAATTTTTTATTTGGTGAATATCTACGAAAACCATCTCTAACTTTTCTCCATAACATTTTCATAAAAGGTCTTTCACCCTCATGTGTTCTATTTAATGGACCAGTATCAATTCCTCTTACAATATCCATAGCATCATATCTACCACCCTTTACACCATCCATCATTATTTTAATTATTTGTTGAGATGCTTTACCTAAAATTTTTGACATTTTCGTAATATCTTGATTTAAAATTTGTTGTGCTTCTGGTGAACTAAAAGCCGCTTCATTTATGGATTCAAGTGATAACCAACCTTTTTCATTAGCTAAATGCCAAGTTTCTTTTGTAAATCGTTCTTTTCTATTACCTGGTGCTACAAACAAATAACTTGTTCCTGATGGGTCACCTTTTACTTTATGTCCTACTGATATATCTTTTAATGTGTATAATCTACGAGGGTCATTTTGAAATCTTATTTTAAGTCTGTTAATATCTTTCTTTTGTGGAAGAAGTGTTGTTTTGAATTTACCTTCATTTACGGATTCGTTATATCTTTTATCACTTAACATATCCTTCATTAACTTTGATTTGGCAATTATGTAATCCAATTCTGTTTCTATAACATCATCATTTTTTTGTTGGATACCTTTTACTAAATCTTTTACTGAACCTGCAAGATATCTTGCTTGACCTTTTAATTCAGCAAATCCTTGTTTACTCAAATCTTCCTTTACTTGAAATGGTGGTCTATCTTTATCAGTATAAACTTTACCTTGAACTATATCTTTTAATTTCATTAATCTCTCTTGTAAGGAACTACTTTATTTAAAAATTCTTTTCTTTTAGTACATCCACCACATTCTTTAATTGTACCACGAGATACTGTATTGATAGCTCGTGCAATTGTATCACCGAGACCTCTATCAATTTTTTTTATAGCATTATTTTCTTTATTTGTAAAATTTTTCATTTTATAGATTCATACTTTGTCGTTTTTTCATAGACTTCGCTCGTTTCTTTAAAATCTTACCCATTTTAGCTTTCATAGCCTTTGCACGTTTTCTAGCGGCTTTTTTTCCAATTTTTACATCTTTAGCAGTCTGTTTTTTACATTTTCTTCCACTACTATCTACTTTAAATCCTGGTGGACATTGTAATTTTTTAACTCTTTTACCCTTTTTAATTTTTATAACCCATTGTCCAACTTCTGTTAAACTTTCATCCTTTGAAACTACATCAACGTCAAATTGATATTCTTCTTTGACGTACTTCTTTATAAATTTGTAATTTTTTATAAGTAATCTAGCATTCTCATCTAAATCTTCAAACGCATTACGAACAACTTCTTGGTTTAATTCATTTTCTTCTGGTGTTTTTTTAGGGTCATCAGGTTTCATGATGAAATCCATATACTTTGGCATATTAGTTAAGGTAGGAATAAGATTTTGTGCCGCACCAGTCATTCCAGCAATCAAACCTTCAAGAGTTTCATCTCCATCACCCTCATTTAATTGTTCAATTCGGAAATTCTTCCATTTTTTCCACATATTATGATTCATATTTAAATACCACTTAATATATCAGAAATTATAGATTCGGTTTTACACCACTTATCACAAATAGTTCCATCTTCCCTTACATCTTCTCTATTAACACTTTCGTTCATTGGATGCATAAACGCACCATGTGTAGATGGATTGGATACGAAATCAAAAGCTATCAATTCAAAGTCTTTTTGTACTTCTACTGTATCATCATCTTTACTTTCTGATACTGAACCCATACCGCGGGAAGAAATACCAAGTTTAATACCAGCTTTAAATAGTTCTTTTAATATATTTCCAGCAGGTGTTGTTAAAACTTCAATCTTACCAAGTAGATTGTCTCCTTCCCACCACATATCTCTTACATTGTGAGAAACATTCTTTAAATTAACAACCGAAGACTCTGGATGGTCAAGTTCTCCCATCGCTCGAGCTTCCTTTACAAATTCTTTTGTATATTTTGTAGATTCTCTCATTAAAATCTCTTTTGGATATACTCTTCCATTTTGATTCTTTGAGTTAGCTCTTTGTAGTACACCACTAACAATCAATTTACCAGAATTATCTGTAATTGATTCGTTTATATGTTGTGATGATACTTCAAAAAGTAAAGTATCTATTAAAAGTGATTTCGTCATTTTCTAACTCCTTATTTCATAAAATCAAATTCTTTATTATTAAATTGAGTTTCAAACTCTTCGGCATAATCTTTTGCCAACACTAACCTATCCTTCTTAGTAAACATATCACGAGCACTACCTCCGTAATTTTTAGCATATGATTTAGCACCATCGTCAACTAAGTATTTAAAAGCTTTAACAGCTAATTTAGGATTAAATTTATTCCTTTTCTTAAATTTAGATAAATTTTTAAGAATAGGTATATATCTTGACTTATAAATTTTAGCATCATTATCAATAAACAATCTTAATTCTCTAGCTTCGTCTGATAGTCTCTCCTTTAATATACCACTTCTGTCTAACTTCTTTAATTCTTCATAAACCATTTGTTTTAAAGTAATTATAGACTCATTTTTCTTCTTTTCATCAATTTTCTGAAGTAAGAATCCTTTTGCAAGTTTTTTCTCTCTTACAAATTCGGTATCTCCGTATTTTCTTCTTAGAGTAACGGGTAATTCTACATTACCACCATGATTGATAAAATGAGCAACTCTTTTTGCATCAACTTTATAAATTTTTCTCCACTTATTTTCTGGAAGATTGTTTAACCAACGATGTACTTCTTTTATTTTAAATCGTTTCAAAGTTAACTCCTACTTTTAAGAATTTCTTCTCTCATTTCATTCAATGATTTTATCAACCCATCAAGAAATTTTAAAGTTTCCACTTTACTTGGTTCTTGACCTCTAACTTTAGTTTTTTCAATGACCCATCTTCTTTTTAATTTAAATAAACTTCTTAATCTATTCAAAAAAGTGGGGCCATTACTATCCCACTGTATCGGCATAATAGATTCAAGAAACTCTTCTCAAATTTGGGTCAATAGCCAACATATATCCTAAGACTGTTGGTTGTTTATGACCACCACCATATCCAGCTTTCTTCTTTTTCTTCTTCTTACTTACCCAATATGGTGTTGTTGGTGGCCCTTCCCCACCATCTATGTTAGCAGAAACTGATGCTTCATCTAAAACATCAAGTATCATCTGCTTCAACAACTCTTTAAGTTGTTGTTCCTTAGTTTTTTGTGATGACATTCTTTACTTCTTTAACTAATTCATAGTATCTCATCAAATTAACAACATCGTCATCTCTAACAATTTTATGATTTGTCATATTCTTAGTTAATTTGGTAGCTTCTTTTAATTTAATGGTTGTAACTTTATCATCAACATTTTTCAACATTGATTTTAGTTCTTTTGTCAATTTATCAACTTCACTATTAATAAATTCTCTTAAAGAATTAGTATTAGAAACATTTTCTATATATTTTTTCAATAAAGCTTTTTGTTGTTCATTTAAAGATGAATATTTTGAATTAAACTTATCAACTAATATACTATAAGATAACAATCTCATATCTTTTTCTTGTTGTTTATAAGTTTCAATAATTTTATTGGTCTTTACATTCGTTTCAATCTTTTTATTAATAATATGTTCTATTATTTCAAACCTACTTTTAACCTCATCGGTTGGGTCATTCTTATGTATCTCTGTTGTGTATCCAAAAACTTTATATATAGAAGCCAAAAGTTTATAATTTGGTATACGAGAACTAAAAAATTCTGAAATGTCGTATGTATCTTTTATATCTTTAATAAGATTGTACTTTTCTTCTCGTAATTTCTTATTAGATAATTTTTGTCTGGACTTTATTACAGCTTCGACCATTTTTTCAGCTTTATATTCAGTTGGAAATTTTTGAGTAATAATAACATTATAAAGTTGCAACTCTTTCCCCAATTCTGTATTTTCTTTGAAATACTTTTTTAACATCGCTACTGCATGTGACTTTTTACTATTATTAATAATGTCTGCAGTTACTTGTCTGGAAAGTAACTCAAATAATATTCCAGTATTTTTAATTTTTAAATGTTTTATGAATGAACTCATGTTAATTACTCCATTAAATTTTTTATACTATGATACAATTATAAATATTAAAGTATTTTATTTATCGTTATTATCTAAAGTATCTTTTACTTCACGTTTATACTCTTCATCTAAAGCAGTGGTTTCTTTCAATAATTGTAAACCACTATTTCCCAGTGACTTTTTTAGTTTATCTAAATGTGCTAAAGCTAAAGTACTAGCTCCCTTCTTCATATCGTGTGCACCAAGTGGGTCTCTTCCTCTAGCCGAACCATCTTTGCCAAATTTTGGTGGTCTCTTTGGCCTACCAGCACCTTCCCATCCACCTTCTGGACTTCCACCTTCTGGCCCAAGTTCTGTTCCTGTTCTAGCCATACTATCACCAAAATCATCTTCACCAAAATCATCCTCACCTGAACTACCTTCCGCTGCTGGGTCTGCACCTTCTTGTTCAATTGACTCGTATCTGAACATTCTTTTTTGGTCATCAACTAATTGTTCTCTTACCTTTTTCTTTTCTTGAGCTGTAAATCCAAAAATTTCATCATACATAAATTCAGTTGGTAACAACTTATTATCTTTCATATTAGCCGCTAAATCTATTTTTGTAGACCACAATTCAAGTTTTTCTTGTTCATATATCATTGATGGATTAGTTAGACCCAACTCAAAATTTACAAGGTCTGCATCTTGGTAACCTTGTGCATATAAATGAATTATACCAATTTTAGTTAACTCACTAACAACAATTCTTTGTACTCTTTCAATAGTACGAGCAAACCTAACGTCTTCAGCGGCCAAAGTTGCTTTCGCATTAACCTCTTCTTCATATCCCAAGAAAGCTTTCGGTATCTTTAGTGCGGCCAACATTTTGTTTCTTAAATATTCGATATCTTCCACAGCTTCAAATGTCAATCCAGCGGCCGTATCAATCTCCGTACCACTATCACCACCACGAACTGGTAAGAAAAAATCTTCTGTTATATTTTGGACATTATACTTTAAATTGTAATCACCAGTATCTTTATCAATAACTGGAGCTTTCTTCATTTTATTAATGATTCGTTGCATATAGTTATCAACTTCATTTGGTGGTATGTTTCCAATATCAATCTTGAATATTCTCTTTTCTGGTGCTCTCATGATACGATGTATTAACATAGCGTCTTCCATAAGAATTAATTGTTTCCAAGATTTACGAGCTCCTTCAATCATAGACTTTCCATATGGTATCATATTACTATCGGATAATAATCTAAAGTGAGCTACTTCATAATTTTCTAATTCATTATTGTTTGGATTCATTCTAACTGTATGTCTATCTTGTCCATTTTCAATAATGAATTTTACATAATAAGGATTCTCTGGGTCATCACCCTCTGAACGTGTAACATCATATGCAGATAGTGGAACTACATTTGTAACTCCATATTTCTCATGAATATCCAACTTCAAAAAGAAATCACCATATTTACACATATTACGAATCCATGGCCATAAATTAAATTCTATATTCAAAACATCATAATAAAGATTGTGTAAAATATCATGTATATTATCCGAATCTGAACGTATATTTAATATCTCACCATATTCAGACCTCATCGTTGATTCGTCTGCGTATATATCAAGTGCAGATGATAAAATGGAATCATTATCCATTGATTCATAGTCTTGAAATAAACCAACTCGTTGTGAAGATGCTAATGTGTTATTTTTTGTACCCCAACCCATTGGTGACATATTGTTATACAACTTAGTAAACCTATCTGTCATATCTTGGTTTATAGCTTGTACCCTATTGGTGTCAGCTACTTTTAAAGTTCTCCCCCCTGCATGCCTAACAATGACATTTGTGGAAAATAATCTTTTTAATCTAGCTCTTAAACTTTTATCGGCCATTTTATCCTCTTCCTTATATTAACCATTCTAATGATTCTTTACCATCACCAACATCCATTTGCCAACTATCGTTTTTATTGACATCTTCGGTATCATAAACACCTTGATGGGATTGAAAATAATCGAATGAACGTTTTGTAAGTTCTATACCTTCTGCTCTCAATCTTAGAGCCGTATCTCTAACCCACAAACCTATAGCTAAACTCATAACAAGGTCATCATTGTACCCTACCATAGCTTCAGCTCTACTATTCTTATATATAAATACAAACAACTCATCAATTAATCGTTGTGAATTAACGCTTACTGACTTTTCTCTGAAATATTCCTCTAATTTAGCAATAACAAGTGGTCTTGTCTTTGCTGTCATACTAAATCCTGGAACCATGTTCCTATCTTGACTTCTATATCTATTTGTCAATTGTTTTGCTGTATCTACATACATTAAATCTTTTGATGTATAAAATAAATTCGGATATTCTGAATCTATTATGGTTTGTATAGCAGACCAACCAATATTATTGTTTTCCACAATTAATAATGCTTTATTATACTCTGTAGCAACACTTACACACATATTACCAAAATCTTTAGTTCCAATTTTACCTTTATATTCTGCTACTTGTTTCATTGACTCTACATCAATCACATGAAACGCTGAAAAGTCTGTACCATCTCCTCTACTAACATCAGCACTTAACACATAATCTTTAGAATAATCTGGATATTCCCATATCCACATATTAGAATCAAATCCTCTTCTTTCAATTGGTTCTTTTACAAAATTTTCTCTATAATCTTCTATTATAAGACCATCAATTACAGTTTGACCAGAAGTTATAAAACTACAATCACACTCTTGAGCGGCTAACGATGGCCCTAATAATAAATCTTGTTTACTTCTCCACTCTTCTCCTCTTTCTGGGTGTATTGTCCAATGTAATTTTATAAAGTTCCATCCATTTATCCCATCTTCGGCATCCATCCAAGTTCTATGAAACCAATTACCAACACCATTTGGTGTAGATAGTGCAATACATTGACCACCCGTAGATAGTGTTTGTGATGCGGCAGCCCATATTGTATCAATCTTGTCTATAAATGCAGCTTCATCAAGAACTAATAGAGATAGTGCTTCTGAACGACCAGCTTCTTCCGAACTTGCTACAGCTTTAATTTGTGAACCATTTTTATATCTCAAAGATAATTTGTTATCTTCAACACAACTTTGTTTTAACCAAGATGGTAAATTAGCATGCATAACACGAACTTTTGTTACAAGATTTTTAGCAGTATCTTGTTTTGTAGCAATAACAAGAATATTTTTATCTTGATGAAATGTCATTAACCAAAGTGAATATCCAGCTGTTAATGTTGATATACCCAACTGACGTGCTTTTAAAATAACACTAAGTCTATTATCTTTAAAGTCCTCCAATGTTTTTTCTTGAAAATCCCATAATTGAAATGGTATTTTGCCTTTAATTGGATGCTGTATCATACAATACTTCTTTAAAAAGTATACTGGGTCTTTGGCACACTTGACGTATTCAGACCTAACTAATTGTTTTAAGTCTTGTTTATCACTCATTATGCTACTGAACTTGAATACATTGTCTGTACTTTACGTAAATAAGTTTCTGTTTGTGAAATTAAAGATGCGTCACTACCACTTGCATTCAAATTAACAATTTCTGTTTGTAATGAATCTGCAATAGTTGATAGGTACGTAGGATTTCTAAGATTTCCTCTCTTATTATCACTAAGAGTTTGTATCTTTGTCTTTAACTCTGTAATTGAACTTACAGCCATGTTAGTTCTCCTTAGTTTCTATTTTAGATAGTTCTAAATCTATCTTTTCTAATAATTCTTTATAATGTCCTATAGCTTCATCGGCTTGTTCTATAATTTTTTCTTTATTAACATCCCATTTTTCTTTTTCAACGGAATGTCCATCAGGATTAATTTGATTATAAAATGTAACATCTCCTTGATTCTTCCATTCAGTAACATTTTGTAATTGTTCTTCTACAAAAGAACGTTGATTTAATAAAACTTTCTTTTTAGCCCATTCGTGATATGTTCCTTCAATACGAAGTTTATTTTCAATTACAACTTGACAATCAAAACAATGTCCAAATAATCTCCACATTTTATCGTCTAATTTTTTCTTCATTACCTTATCACATTCTGGACAAAACCAAGGTACTCGTGCTTCTGCCATAATATCAGTTAAATGACTCTTCTGGTCACCCTTTTTCTTTTTCTTGATATCTGACATACTTACAAATATTCTTTTTTCTGGTGTACCACCATCTAAAATACTTTGTAACGCTCTGTTTTGTCTTTCTGACTCTTTACTATATCCTGCCATAATTATCCTATATGTACTTTAATAAACCTAAAATTTGATTAACTGGAGCAAAAGTACCAGTATATTTGTATAACTTACCATTAAAAGTAAATGTTATACCTTCTGTTGATGTTATAGTACCAAATCCACCTATTGATTCTAATCTCTTTAATTGTTTTTCTAATTTTTTTATCAAATTTAAATCACCACTACTTTGAACTGCTTTTATAGTGTCTTCTAAATCCTTTTTGATTTTTTGAGCTCCTTCGTCTGGGTTAGCGGTCAACAATTGTGTCATATTTAACATTATCTCTGTGCCAAGTCCTAAGAACAAGTCTTCCCAAGGTGTAATATTTTCTTTAAATTTTGCTTTATGGTCTTCTTTATCAGTAGTTAAAACCCAATCTAAAAATTTTGGAAATTTTTTCATATCCTTTTTAATTTGTGGAATCTTATATGACTTATCAAAGAATGCCCACCTTTTAACTAATCTAATAAACATACTTTCTGGTAATTTAGTCTTAGTTCTCTTTAAAGCTTTGTTAATATACTCTGTCCAAAAAGCTTGATGATAGTCACCCAACGTGTTATTAGGTTTTAACTTATATTTTTTCTGTAAAGTGTTTAATTTACCAATATAGAATTTTTTACGATTTGAAAAGTCCTTTACTTTTGGTAATTCTACAACTGGTGGATATTCTATTTTATATTGAGTTTGTACATCCTTGTTAACTTGTTTAATCATACCAGTTAACATTCTTGCAAATTGAGAATAGTCACCTATTGCATTTCCTTTATCGTCATATTGAAGTACACCATGAAATATCAATAATGATTTCTCATATGGAATCACATTTGCTGTTTTTGGATAGATAATTTCCAAAGACATAAATTGTTCACCCTCTTTAAAAATTTTATCTCTTTGTTTATCACTAATAGCACCTATAGCATCTTCTAAATCTCTCATAGCTCCTGCAAAAGCTTTGTGTAAATCACCTCTACCTGCAAACATCTTACTAATACCATTCGTAGTTAACGCACTAGCACCCTTATTCATCAAATGACCTTTGTTTCTAGCCGCTATAAGTTTACCATTTCTCCAACTTATCATTATATTCTGACCATCTGTCTTTTCTGTAGCTGGTTTTTCTTTACTAAGATTACCTTGTAGTGTATTAGTAATCATTGTTCTGAAATCTCTGAATGTTAAATTATTATCATCAAATGGATGTGCTAAATGTCCATATGCTCCACCTTCTGTCATTAACCTTTTTACATCATCTACAATATCAATTCTTTCTTTTAATGGTTTTTCTTTTGGAAACTTTCTTTTCAACAATACGTTTAATGATTTTATAGCACTTTTATCATCCGAATGTAATCCTACATCAACATTATTTATAGAAACTGGTGTATCAATTATAGCAGTATATCTATATTTACTACCACCCGCTTTTTTCTTTTTAAGTTTTACAGATTCTTTTAATTTAGCTTTCTTACCTTTAGTTCCTTTATAAGACCATGTGGCTTTACCTTTACCATATTCTTCTGTTGGTTTTTGGGATATCTCAAGTCCTTTACCATCTTTATGCATCCATTTAAGTATTTCCCAACCAAGTCTTTCTGATATGCTTGTTAATCTTTCTAAATAATCCTTCGAGGCGTGTTTACTACCTGGTATAGAACCAACTCTTCCAAACGTAACATTAGATATTGGGTCATCAATCATAGTAAAATCCATGTCAGGGTCTAAAACTTCTGGTTCTTTATCTTTTATCATAAATTCAACAACAGACCAACCAGTTTTTTGCATAAACCAAGGTACTGCATCTTTAGCTACTCTATAATAGTCTGAAAAATTTCTATAAAATGTTCCTGGCCCATCATCTGGTGCTCCACCACCTGCATTAGCACCACGTTTGGAATTGGTAGTTAAAGTAGTAGAAGATTCTTGTATCATTTTTGGTACATCATTGTCAACACAAAAATTAGCTACAATTTCCTTAGTCAAAAGTATACCATTTGGTCGCTTATGGTCGAACATCAATCTGTTCGTAATAAATTCATACATTGAGTTATCAAACTTACCGAAAATAACCTTAAATAATTTTTTCTTTTTCTTGTCATCTATATCTGGGGAACTTAAAAGTTTTCTAACTTGTGTTCCACTTATATTAGAACCACCCACCTTTAACTTAAAGGTTGGTACTATATAAATATACCCGTTATCTTCAAAACCCTTCAATTTTGTTACATCGCCAGTATATGGTTTAAAATATTTACCACCAAGTCTTTGACCATCCTTTTCACCCAAACCAACTGCGACGGCCGTGTGTTCTTTATCGTATTTGGACAAGATATTAATTGGTGCATAAACATTTTTTTCTTGTACTATTTGATTTTTTCTGATATTATACATCTTACTAATAATTTTTTGTTTCTCTTTAAAATTAAAAGGATGTCTATCACCACCACTTACATTAGATGTAGCTATAAAAGTATCCTTAGCACCAAACTCTTTTTGCATTTCTTTAAAAGTATTAAAATGTCCTGCGTGAAATGGTTGAAATCTACCAACATAAACACCAACAATTCTGTTTATACCTTTAGGGTCAGCACCATGTACCTTGGATTCTCCAAGAGTATCACTAACAATAGATTCTACGAGTTTTTTCATTCCCTTCATTTTCTATCCCTAAGTTTATCAAGTTTTCTTTTAATAGAATATCGTTTATCTTCTAATTTTTTCCAAACACCCTTAATTGGTGATGTTCCGGCTGGAAACCATTTAAAATACATTAATCTATCAACTAAACCACTATCATTTTTACCTTCTTTAGCATATACTTTATATGCACCACTCATCAATTTAGCATAGTTTTCAATAATCTTAGCACCAACACCTCTACCAACGTTTTTCTCTCTCCACTTATCTCTTGCAACAGCTAATTCTGAATTTATTTCCAAATATACAATAATATTATGATAACCTTCTTCACGAGTTTGTTTCAATCTACGTAAAATCTTTGGTGGTTTAGACGCTACTGTGTCTATTACAAGAAGTTTACCAGCCTTATGTACTTTAGTTTTAAACAAATCCTTTTCATATTCTTTAGCTATATCTCTGATATCAAAGAACGATGCATAAAATGGTTTATACAATAGTTTATAAAAATTATTACTACCTTTATCTTTATTCTGTAACCACCAATTAAAATCAAAAGGAAATGTAACTATTTTACCACGATTTGATGTATATGCCGAATTACCAACAAATTCACCAAATCCCCGTTCACTACTACGTTCTTCATCTGGTGCTACTTTCAACAAGTGTTGGTAGTGTAACATAGCAGTATCATATTGTAAAGCCATAACTTGTGAATCAGAATTAGTTACATTATATCCAGTAAATCCTGGTATGTAACTTGAACCCTCATTATTAATCCAAGTAGACTTACCAGCCGCAGGTAAACCCATCAGAACAACACAAAGTTTTCCTGTATCTTCAAGAAACTCACGAAGTTCTGATTTTATCATTTCCTTTAAGATTTTTTTGTTCATTATACTTCCAATGCTCTTCTAAACCAACCAAAGTAAAATTTTTCTAAATCTGGTTTTCTTGTTACTAAATCCGCATAGTATTTAACACGATACGCTCTAACTCTATCCAACTCAACACCTTTCATAGCCGCTATTGTTTTTGGCCCCATTCCACCATCTACCTTTAAACCAGCACCTTTAGCGTTAGCCGCTCGTTGCATAATCTTTACAGCTCTTCCTCTACCTTGATTTACACACATATCAAAATAAATGTGACGTAAATCTTCTGATAAAGATTCTACTTTATTTCTATCCCAATAGTGTTCCTTGTAGATTTCTATTGCACCTTCTTTTGTAAGGTTCTTTATATCTACATCTGGGTGACTTCTTTTAGCAACACCAAAATTAGTTTCACCACCTGGGTCTTTAGGGTCATTTACATAACCGCCTTCGTGGTGTAAAACCACCTCTATTATTTCTTCGAATTTTATTAACATTTCGTGACTCCTGATGTTATTTTCCTATATATAAATATCATCAACAAAACTTATCGAGTCTTTCTTTAAGGTTCTCGATTTGATTTTGTCGTTCTTTTACAGCTTCAATTAAACAAGGTATTATTTTAGTATAATTTATACCATAAACACCATCCTTTTGGACAACCACTTCTGGTATTATATCCTTTACCTCTTGTGCAATCATACCTACTCTTTTTCCATGTCCTTGTTCATCTTTAAACTCTTCTCTCCACTCAAAATTTACACCTCTTAATTTATTAATTTTATCAAGTGATTTTGTAAGTGGTTCTATATTTTCTTTTAGCCTAAAATCGGAAACCGCGTTTATTAGTTTACCATTTGCATCAGCATTTAAATCCAAACTACTACCAGCAAGTCCACTAACAATAAAACCAAGTGCATTACTACAACTAATTTGTTGGTTATTATCATTTATTTCCATATGAGTTTGTGTTCCAAATCCGACCCAATCATCATCACCAATAAACGTAGTACCTTCTTGTTGAACTCTTATTACCTCATTTACATCATCACAAGTAACATAAGTACCATTGGAGTTGCCAACATTATCTCCCAATGATACAAATCCAATTGAATTTAAAGCAACTTGACCACCTGTATCAGACATACTAATAAAAGTATTATTACCATTTCCACCCGTATCACCTACTCCAAAATCTTTTCTTGCCGTATTAAAGAAAAACTCATCATCTGCTCCAAATGAACCACCATCATTCCATATAACAGCATATTGACTACCACTTACACTTTGTACAGCAGCTAAAAATTGTTCCCACGAACCATCTTTATTCTTCATTTGCATAGTACCACTATTATTTCTAATACCATATCCATCGCTACCAGTTACACCACCACCATTAAGATATGAATATTTGGATACTGATATATTATCATACGCCGTTGTACCAGTTAAACAATCATATAAATCAGACAACATTGTATTAGTAAATGTTGCTCCAGAAGTTATTCCAGTTTTACTTAAATCAGCCATTATTTTCCAACTTATCTAATCTTTTCATTAATTCATCTATTTGTGGTTGTTGTTCTTTTATAGCTTCAACCAATACGGCTACTAATGGGCTATAATTCATACCATACACACCTTCTTTATCTTGAAACACAACTTCTGGTACATATTTTTCAACTTCTTGTGCAATAAAACCTATACTTTTTCCAGCACCTCGTGTTTCTTTATCTTTCCATTCAAACTTTACACCATCTAAATTTAAAACTTTATTAAGTGGATTTTCAATTGGTTCTATATTTTCTTTTAATCTAAAATCAGATACGTGTAGTTGTAATTTACCAGTAGCATCAGTTCCCACGTCAATAGCAGTACCAGTTGATAGATTACTAATAATAGTACCATTACTAGCACTCATACTAATTTGTTGATTAGTATCATTTACTTCTATATGTGTACCATTACCATATCCTACCCAGTCATCATCACCAATGAATGTAGAACCCTCGCATTGTATACGTATAATTTCATTTACATCATCAACGGATATATAAGTACCAAGAGAAAAACCAGGATAATCTCCACCCCAGAATAGACCTGTAGATTGACATGCTATATTACCTTGTGAATCCGACATACTAATATATGTATTATTTCCACTTCCTGCTAAATCCCCACATCTGAATACTTTACCACTATCGTCATATGTAAAACTTGTTGATGAATCAAGACCACTCGAACCATCATTAATTTGTATATGATTGTTACTACCTGCTACAGTTAATGTTGAACCACCACCACCTGTTGCTATACCTGCCCAACCTCCACCATTATTTTTAAATTCTATAGTACCACTATTATTTCTAAGACCATATCCACCAGACCCAGCAGTACCACCTGCGTTCAAATATTCAAATTTAGCTATTTGAATATTATCAAACGCTGTTGTACCAGTTAGACAATCATATAAATTAGTTATATGTGTTGGTGTTATTGAATAACCACTCGTTATTCCAGTTTTACTTAAATTGGCCATTAATTATTCTCTCTATCTATTATAACACCTTTAAAATTATCTACAGCTACTTTATCTTTTCTTGTACCAATACAAAGTATATTATACTCACCATCATTTTCAACTTCTATATCAATTTGTGTTTGATTTTCATTAACTTTACCATATCCTCTACCAAAATGTTTTATCGGATTAACCCATACCATACTATTTTCATTTAAAAATCTATAATAATCTGGTAAATCTAAACTATTAGAACCACTAAATAAATTTTCCGACCAGCGATATAAATTATCACCACAAGTAGGCGATTCAACAAACGAATGTTGTAAATAATATTCAGATGCACTTACTGGATTTGGATGTTTAATTTTAAATGTACCAGAACCTTTACTAAGTGCAGTACTAATATTTAATGACCCAGAAACAGAAACAACACCATATGTGATACCTTGAGTACCACCTTCTGAACCAGACGCTGGTATTAATAAAATAGAACCCCCTTGTTCGCCTCCCCCCTCGGTTACGGTTGGTGCCGCTTGGATAATAACATTTCCTGGGTCATCTATTGCAGATTCTCTACCAATTACCAAATCTTGAGTTTCATCTATTGTTACTAAATCGTTAGTCGAAATAACATTTGATTCAACTGAATTTGCAACAATATCATTTGTATTTATGTTACCACCTCGTACTTCTAACCCACTCGCGTCCATATTAATATAGTTATCACCAGTATTATATATTAAAATACCATCTTGTGACGCATGTACTTGTGGTTTATTTGCTGTTAATTTAAAATTATCAAGATACATACGCTTATGAATGCTATACGCTGGGGCCCCAACTACAGACATTGACGATGTTACTTGTATACTAGCCGTTGTCCACGTTGACACAGAAGTTCCACCAGTAAAATCTGTGTCACCATCTTCGGATGGAACTTGTGCCGTATAACTAAACTTCTTCCAATCTCCACCTAAAGAAAAAGTTTGATGTACGCCTGTAGCTCTCTTCCCAATAATACAAGTCCACTCATTTGTACTATCATGACTAAGATAAAGATTTACTTTTGGAGAAAAACCAGGTGCATTTCTCTTACCAAAAAAAGATAAATTTGCCGATTCTCCTGGTTCCATTGGTGTTTTATTACTCGTACCATCAAGTATTGTATCATTTCTTAAATAATGATATACAGTATTTGTTGTAGCCATTTATTTTTACTCCTTATTATACCAAGATAAAATTTCTTGGTCTTTTTTTATATTTTTTACACTTTCAAAAATAAAAATATTATCTTCTTCACTCGTGTAGTAATTTACCATTCTATCTTCAACTTTTCTGCACTATTGTACAATGACGCGTAACCAAATAAAAAGGCTCTAAAACTATGTGGTGGTTTAGGTCTATCATCACCTTTACTTTTTGGCCAATAGTAAGTGTATTTACTATCTACGTTATCAATATCTTTCGATGAAAGTTTGGTGTAATAACACTCTTCTAATATTTCTCCAGTCATTATATCCTTTTTAGCAAAAACTCCATATCCATGTACTTTAGATTTTCTAATTTCTATTTCATTTCTATACAAAATATTTTTCATAATTACGCGCCAATACCACCACCTCCTGCATCAATGTCAAGTCTAAATGTAACTCCATATGAACCTTCATATGTTGATTCTGTAGAGCCCGTTACTTTGGCAAACACGCCCACTCCAGACCAATCTAAAGTCCACCCAGTTGCTGTTCTTGGGTCAGTTCCAGTTCCAGTTTCAAAATCACCATTACTTAATCTATCAAAAAAACTTGCAGACACTACTCCTGGCTCATCTATCATAAAATAACCAAATCTTGCAACATATTGTTTGGTAGAACTATCTTGTATATAAAATGAACCAGATGTTGTAGCTAATCCTATTTCTTGTGAAGCCGATGTTTGTGTAATACCCCCCGTTTCAATGTTCCACCCACCAATATCCCCGGCACTCGATGAAACTGTTCCTGCCATTGTAACATCACCAGTTTTAGATAAATGAAAGTTACTTGAACTTATCTCAATTGTACCACCACTATCTGGTGAACCACTAATAAACTGACCACCAGTACCAGTCTTTCCTTTTCCTAACATAAAACCAGATGAACTCATTATAAGAGTTTCAGTACTATGATTATATTGTATTCTACCCCCGTCTGAGTTACCAAGTAATAAACTACCAAGTCCACTTACATAAAATCCCTTTTGTCTATTAGAAGCACCCACGCCCTCCCAATCTGTAGGAGGCGTACTACCTAATGATATAACACCATTATTACTACTACTGATTATTATATTAGCAGTATTTAAATTAAACGCTTCTGTTTGTATATTAAA